CAGAAAAACCAGAAGGTGGACCCCGCCACGTACAACACGATGGCCGTGATGAGCAGGGTGAGTTTCGTTGCGTACATGGGGTGTCCTTGCCGCGCTGGGTGGCAGAAGGTGGGTTAGGTGTTTTGCTTGGCGAGCAGCTCAGCAGCGGTGACCAATGCGCTGCCAGCCTTTTTGGCCGATACCTCTCCACCGGTAAGAGCCTTGCTCAGGCAGTCGGTAACCAGCTCCAACGCCGATATCAGCTCTTGGGTATTGGCTGACGACTCACGACCCATATCCCAGAATGTCTGTGCCCAGTGGCCTGCTGGAGGCGGGCACCGGTCTTGGGCGCCAAAGGCCAGGGTTCCGACTATCGAGTCGCACAGGTCGCGCTTGTAGGCGTTGTCGCCGTCGATGCTCAGGCCACGCCGGCGCAGTGCGCTGACCACCTCGTTTCTATCCAGGCCATGATCTTCAAGGATGATGTCTCGCTCTGGCTCGCCCGGGGTAACAATGACCAGGGCAAGCTTGGCACCCGGCAGGCAGTAACCGCTGAGTTTGACCAGGGCGTCGTTGGCTGCTTCGTGGAATCGCTGAACTGCTGACATAGGAATACCTCGCCCGCCGCTCACCGGCAGGCATGTAGGGGGATTGGGGTTACTTTGGAAGTGCGGTGTCGCGAAGGGCGCCAGCTTTTTCATCGGCGCGCATGGTGTGCTTCGCTCTGGCGCAGCTGAGGCCGCCATAAGCTGAAACGCTGTAGCCGATCAACTGCATGAGTTGGGAGCGATCATCTTTCGAGTATTCGCGACAGGCTATATCGTTCAGGTCCAGGCCATGTTTTGCGCACAGGTCCTGCATATCGCAGATGATTTGGTTTTTCTTGAACCGGACGACTTGATCAGCCGCTACTTCCACAGGTTGCATTGGGTGGCGCTTGCTCATGGCCTCGGCCCCTTGTAGATGAAGACGTAAGCAAACCAGGGGGTGGCGATCATGGTGTCAACTCCAATTCGGCCGGCGCAGTAGCGGCCAGGGTTTCGACAGCGAGGGCGTACACGTCCGGGTGCTGCTTGTCGAAGGCCGGCATATGCTCAGTTTCGATCCATGTGCCGCGGACCGTGCCCTTCGCCAGCCATGCTGGTTTGCTTCCCGGTGCTTGGGTCCACGCAGTGACCCCGATGCCGTGGCCGGCAATCTGTTTGGCGGTGATGAAGCCTTGGCGACGGAGCTGGGCTAACACCTTTAGGGCCGACTCTTTCCACGGCGTCAGGCGAACAGGAGATGGAACGCCGGCCGGTAGGTTCGTGACCAGCACCGGCACCTGGCAGCGTTCGGGCGGGTTCCAGTCATAAAGCCATTGCTCAGAAAAAATGGAGGTCCTACCGGCAGCCTCAGCAATGTTGTAAAAGCGGTCGAATGTGAATGAGTCCCCGTTGAAGCCAGAGCCGCGGCGAGGCATTGCAACCTTTACGCCCAAGCGCACGAGCATTTTTGCTATGCCGGCGCTGGCATCGGTGATCTTGCTGACGATTACAAGGCGATGGTCTGGGCCGGGGTGACCGTAATAATCCTCGCCGAGGTTCGGAAGAATCTGGTCGGCCACCTTGGCGTTCAGCTGCATCTTCGCCTCGACGCCGATCTGTCGGCCGTCTTCGTGCACTACCAGCACGTCGAATCCGGCAGCCTCGGGGTAGCATGTCCATCCGGGCATTTGGTTGAACTCCTGGATGAACAGCGCGCAGAGGTCAGCCTCCTTTTCGATTTTATCGATAGGCATTTTTCGTCCTTGCCGCTATAGCGGCTGACTTTGAAGGGGGAGGGGTTACTGCTGTTTTGCGAAGAGGTTCGTTTCTTCCAGGGCTTTGCGCAGCTCGGCGCGCCACCAAACTTTACTTCCGTGGGGCCCTGGCTCTCCAAACCAGTAGCCATCCAGGTTTTCGGCCCCATCCAGAAACTTGAGAACTTGTTGCAGGCGTTCAGGCAGCGCCACCGCTGCCGGCGCGGGCTGCACGATTACGCGGTCGAGGTCGGCTTGCTGCGGAACAGGGGCGGCGGCGAGCATGGCGGCCCAGCACAGTTTCGCGCGGAACGCCGCTTGCTGGCAGCCGCTCATCTCCTGGTACTGCTCCCAGACTTCCTCATCGGAAAAGCACTCGTCCGGAACGGATTCGAAGCCGTTTATCACCATGGTTTCGGTCGGTTCAACTGGCACCAGTTTCCATTGACAGCTCATCTTGCGATCTCCAGCTCAGTTATCGGTTTTTGTGTAGGTGCGCCACGGCACCTTCACGCCGTTGACCAGAAAGCCCCAGTCACCACGCCACTTGCTGGTGATGAACAGCGTGAAGACGCCGCCGGGCGACAGTTCGTCGATGCGGTGGTACTCGCCGTGGCTGAGGCGCGCGGTGTCGCCCTGGTCGCGCCTGATCCACTCACATGCGTCTTTCATAATCCAATCGACGAGCTTGGGATCGGGATTCGGAATCAGCGATGACCTGACCGCCTTCTTCCACTCATCGCTCGCCGGCCGCTGCTCGTTGTACCAGCCGCGCAGGATGATCGTGCGGGCGTTCCATGGGTGATCGTGCATGTCCCGGTCTTCGTCGCGCCGCATGATGTGGTGGATGCGGAAGGACCACGGGCACCACCACATCGCCGGCTTGTGCGTTTCCCGGGAGTAGGGGTTGAACAGCCACCAGCGGCCCATGTACATCTCGGCGCCGTCGGCGGACATGATGTGCAGGTATGGGGTGCGCTGGGCACGGGCGATGAGCCAGGCGGCAACCGCCGGGCGCGCAAGCAGCTTGGCGACAAGGCGCCAGAACAGGTTGATCACGGGGAGTCCTTGCCGGGCCATGCCCGGGCGCTTGATTACATAATTGGTGGGCGAGACCACACCATGGTCTTTCACGCGTTCCGCAAAGTGGGGCCAAATCAACGGCGATAGGGATTCCACATGAAACAACTCATAGCTGAGCTGATGTACCAGGTACTGATTGAGTTTCTAAGCCTGGCGCTGATGCGCCTGGCTGAATGGCTGGCGGCCCTGCCGTGCTTGTGAGTTACGCCGCTATTGCCTTTTGTTCTTCGGTGCGCCATGGGTCATTGGCCCGCGCCAGGGCAGCCATTGGCGGCGGGCTGACGCTGTTGCCGCACATATGAACCTGTTGGGTGATGGTGAAGGGCTTGCCGTCGGAGCCGTGGGTGATGATGTAGTCGGCTGGGAACCCCTGAGCCTTGTACAGCTCAACCGGCTTGAGCATCCGCAGGCAGATATCGACGATCACGTATGGCGTGCCCTGGACCATCACCGTGACGAGTGCCAGGCGATCCTTGGTGGTGATGGTGGGTGCCGGGGCATCGCACGCGCTGGTGTTCTCGGTGCCGTAGTAGCTGATCAGGAAGGCTGCAACGCGCAACGCACCAGCTTCATGCTCAGGCGACAGGGTGAGCGATACCAGGGAGCTCTTGCCGCCACCGCCGGCGGTAATGGTCGGTGCCGGATCTTCCAGGCCCTGGCCAATACTTCCGCCGAATGCCCGCTCCATGAATGCGCTGACCAACCCGTGGTGCTGGCCGCCGGCGCTGATTGTGTGCAGCGGCTCGCCCACGTCCCGTGCATCACAGTTGCCGCGCATATGCACCAGGTGCGCCGTCGCCAGTTGCTGCTGGCTGCCGGTGTTGGTCACCGTGGTCATAGGTTCGCGAATGTCCTTGGCGTGCGTGGTGTTGAACCCGCCGTTGGCCTGGATCATCACCGCGGCGCTGACGGACTGCCCACCGCCGCTGGCAGTGACGGTGCCCACCGGGCCGCAGATATCGTTCACCCCGTGGGAGCGGCGTTTGTTTGCGCCTGAGCCTTCGCCGTGGCCAGCCTGGACGATGCATGCGGATGCCAGTGCGTGCTTCACGCCGCCGGCCACAACGGTGCCCAAGGGTTGATCAACGCCCGGCACCCGTGGCTCCTGTCCTGGGCGCTCGCCGTAGCCTGACTGAATCAGCGTCGGGCTGATCAGTGTCAGCTCGCCGCGATTGGCGCATGTCACCGTGGGCAGGGGTTCGAGCGGGTCGTTGATCCGGTCGCTGCCCTGGTGCGTTGCGGGTGCAATCACCGGACTGACAACCGAGAAGGCACCGCCCTTGGGATAGGATGTGATCGTGCGCAGCGGCTCGCCGGCGGACTGCACCGACTCACCCGACCAGTTCGCAATCGGCACAATGAACGGCGCCGGGCTGTCGATGACGAACTTCTTCATGCCCTTGGCGACGCGGCGCAGCGTGGCGTCAGCAAGGTCTTTCTTGCGCCCGAAGATGCTTTTGCCCAGGTCGCTGAAGTCGATGCAGTCAGCGGCGGTCTTCCACTTCTGCTGGCCTTTGGCCGGGATCTTTGCGTGAGTTGGCTCAGGCCACACAATCGGTTGGCCGTCGCACCGAGCGATCATAAACAGGCGCTCCCGGCTGGTCGGGGCGCCGAAGTCGCACGCCCTGATCACCTTCCACTCTACGACGTACCCCATGCCTTCCAGCAGGGCTACAAAGCGGCGCCAGGTGCGGCCGCGTTGCTTTGGGTCAGGCACAAGGAACTGATTCGACACCGGGACTTGCTCACCCGGCGCTGCCACACGGTTGGTGGTCTTTCCCTTCTTGGTTGGGTGCGGTACCTGGTCCAGCGTCACCACGCGGCCTGTGGCCTTGTCGCGCTTGGCGATCAACCGGCCCCATTGCAGGATCTGCTTCACGTTCTCCAGGCTGATCACCCTGGGGCGCTTCTTGCCTCCCCACTTCAAGCCGATCCACGACAGGTTGCGGATCTCGCGCTTGCGCGGTTGACCGCCTGCTGCCTGGCTGTGGTGCGTACAGTCCGGAGACATGTGGAACCAGCCCACGGCCTTGCCGCCGCACTCGGTGTCAGGATCACCCTCGAAAACGTCAGTGGTGAAGTGCTGGGCGCCCGGGTGGTTAACGGTATGCATGCTGATCGCCTGCGGGCTGTGGTTTTTCGCCACGTTCACCGCGCGGCCCAGGCCAATCTCCAAGCCGGTACCGGCGCCGCCACCACCACAGAAGAAGTCGACAACGATCTCATCGTCCTGAGGGTTGAAGCCGAGCCCATATTGGGTTTTGAAATCGAAAGGGTGTTTCTTCCGTGCGGACATGGGCACTTTCCTCTGAACAAGAGAAAGGCGCCCTGAGGCGCCCGGTGTTTATAGCGGGTAGTTTTTCGTTACTTCGGGTCGAAAGCGCCCAGAGACAGCACAGCGGCTTCGCCAATACTGCGTTGGAGAACGGCCTTGAATTCCTGGGCGATGTCTTCGCGCTGTACCTCTTCGCCCACCCAGCGCAATTTCAACACCGGCTGCGAGCCGCTGGTGATCACCGACAGGCGAAGGGTGATCTGTTGTTCGGTCAGGCCTTCAAACGGGACCGTGCGGAATTGCAGGGAAACCGGCAGGGTTTCTTTGCTGCGCGCCTCGATCTGGTCCATGGCACTGCGGCTGGCGCTGGTTTCGCCTACCGTGGTTTCCGATTCGCTCGACGCCTTGATGGTGATGGTGCGCACTGCAGCAATGGCCTTGGCGACCGGGATTGCATTGCCAGCCTCGTCAACCGGGGTGAGGTACTGGTGCCAGTCTTCGATCCAATCGCTCAAATCCTTTTGGCTGATACCGCGCCCGCCGATTTGCTGGGCTGCGGTGTAGCCGGCGGTGGGCTTCAGCTTGAGGACGGCGCGGTCATCGGCGTGGCCGGGTTCGGCGGTGGTGCCCAGGTTGAACAGCAGGGCACAGCTCATTGCGTCTTGGTCGATGAAGCCGCGCGCACCTGGTTCTGCGCGCTCAACAACATAGGTGCCGAAATCTGCCAGCGAGTGGGTGCTGTAGGTGCCACGGAAGCGGCTACGGCCGGCCTGGAACTTCTCCAGGTCGATGACTTTCGAGCTTTCCGGCAGCACCACGGTAGGGACCACTGTTTCCAGCTTCTTGCCGTTGGCTTCCAGCGCCGTATCGGTGATGAGCTGAATTGCATCTTTGGTAAGTGACATCGCTTAATTCCTTGGATTGCGGAGGGAGGGTTAGCGGGGTGAATCAGGTGCGTTTGGGAATTGGTGCGTCATCGCGGCTGAACAGTTGGTCATGCTTTTCCGCGAAGAGGGTCACGCGGCCACCGGTCCCCACGTGCATTGGCGTATCGAGGCTGGTGTTCTCGCTGCGGGTGCCACGCTTGGTTGGCACCTTGTAGTCGAGCTTGTGCTTGATCTTCACCTGGTGCGATTCGCCGATCTGGCTGAAGTCCAGGGTGATAACCAGCTTGCCGGCCTTGCCATAGTCGACAACCCCGGCGGCTACTTCGGATATGGCGTGGCCGATTTGGCTGGCAAAAGCGCCGCCGTTGAGTTCTTCAAGAAACTCGGCTGTATCGGTTGCAACTGACATGGTTGTTTCTCCGGGTTGGCTTTAATTCCACTGGCCGGCAGTACGAGCCAGGTTTGACGTTTGCGTTGCTGGATGCGGGTTATGCGGCGCATGCTCAGGCTCCCAGGCGGTGGGCTTGCGCACGTGCCTTGTCTGCGACCTCGTCGACCATGCGATTGAGTTCCAGGTTGAACTGGACCAGCTCCTTGTGCAGGTTTGCGATGTAGTCCTCGTCGCGGTAAATCGTCTCGATATAGAGCTGACACTCTTCATCCTGGCGAGAATCGAACGAAATAAAGTCCCACCACTTGCGACCTGTAACGAACATGCATCCCTGAATCTGCGGGATGTGTTCTTCGGGCATGCCTTCGAGCCAGGTTCTGATGTGAATTGCTTCGTTGAAAGGGCACTTTGATTCAGTACCGCCGTCATCGTTGATCAGGCCGTCGGGAGAGCAGCCAAGCCAGTCGTACTTGGGGTGGACGATGAACTCGGAGGGGAGGACGATGTTGCCGGTCAGCATCTCGTAGGCGTCCTGGGCCTTTTGCTCTTCAGCGTGCCCCCATTTCAGGGAGGCGCTGCTGACGTTGTGTTTGGACTTCTTTGCCAGCCGCTCGAAGCACAGTTCGCGCATGTAGGAGGTGCGCGCGCCCATCGGCTCGCGCTTCCCATGTTTGTCAGGCTTTCCCCAGGCCAACACGTCTTTAAAGCGGCTGGCTGTCACGCGACCAGATCGGTCTGCATGCCACTTGTCCGTGCCCTGAAGCTCAGTTCTCACTACGCGGCCTCCTCTGTATGGGGTTGGTCTGCGCTGGAGCTGCTCATGTCGGTGAAGTCAGCATCAACGGTCGCTGCCATGCTCTTGAGTGCTTCGTGGCATTCAAGACCGATTGCCGCACGCTGCTTTGGCTTGAGGCCCGCCCAAGCTGCCGCGTAGGCTTCAATGTCCTGGCGCTTCGCGACGACCAGAAGGTCCGCAAATACTCCGTCGATGTCAGGTGATGGAGATTTAGGCCCGAATGACACGCTTGCCGCGGCAGCGGTGTTCGCAGTCTGTTTGGCGGGGGTGATATCGATCTCGCCGCCGTACGAGTCCTCGAATTCGTCAGGGGTGTAAACACCAAGGATCACGTCAGGGCAGAAGAGTCGCGCCCATTTTTTGGTGACCAGGTATGCGATTTGCTGCTTCGGGTCTTCCGCCCAGAGCGTAGAGTTGCGTGTGCGAACCTGGGTCAGCAACAGCTCAAGAGTGCGCGGTTCGTCTTCGCCTTTGAAGGTTGCCCAGACCTTGATCCCGAGGCCTTTTTCGTCGTCAAAGCTCCAGGCCGGGACACGATACTTTTTGGGCTCGCCTGTATCCTCGTCCTTCTTCGTTTTGCTGGTGACTTCGCGCATCTTCCCGATGACGTTTTCCCAGGAGCCGAACCACTCAAAGTTCAAGCGACCTTTGACCGGCGCCTTGGCGGTGATCACTGCGTTCACGAGCTGGGCCTCATAGCTCAATGCGCCACCGTTGACGATAAAGGTCTTCTGCGCCACCGCGAATGGGTTCATCTGCCATTGCATCGCTTGCAGCACTACCGCCATGCAGTCAGCCTGGTTGCCCTTGAGGTGCTTAGGGACTGTTGTAACGCCCTTTGACATCATCATCGCGAGATCGCTCATCGACTTCATGGTGCCCGGGTCGAGGATGAGTGCTGCAGCGTTGTGCGATGGGTCGTGGTAAGTGGCGAGGCCGGTTTGTGCTTGGGTGTCTGTATCGGTCATAACGCTCTCCGTAGCCAGCATGGGTTGTGCTGGCCGTCAGATGGAAAGGGTGGTTAGAAGCTGAGGGCACGCAGCCAAGTGCGAGCGGTGTCGATGTCAACGTCGAAGCCCAGGGCGACCACTTCGACAATTTCTTCAGCCGGGGGTGTAGTCGGGTCTACGTCGATGGATGCAATGGAGGCGACGGCGACTGCCGCAGGGGCAGTTTCAACTTTCTGTTCGATTGGAGCGACAGCCGTTACTGGAGCAGGCGCGGCAGCCTGGGCGCGCAGACGGGCCAGCTCTTCCTGGTCGCGCTGATACTGTGCCTCGCGCTCGCGCTGCTGGCGTTGTTGCTCTTCCTGCTCCTCACGCTGCCGACGTTGCTGAGCCTCCATGTCACGGCGCTGCTGGTCCAACTCATCCTGTTGCTGCTTCAAGCGCTTGCGGTCTTCTTCTGCGCGTTGTTTGCGCAGCTCTTCAGCCTCGGCGTCGGCGATTCGCTGCTTCTCGCGCAGCTCATCAAGCTCCTTTTGCTGGGCCAGTAGCTTTTCGGCGGCCGCTTCGCGCTCCAGGGCAGACTTGTGCAGCACTTCTAGCTGATCAATCGCGTTGTCGCGAGCGATGGTGGCTTCAGCTTCAAACTCGCCATACTCCTCGGGCAGGATCACCGCTTCCTTGACGCCCTGCAGGATGTTAGAAACGTCGGCTGCGCTTCGGCTTGCATAGGCGGCAGCGACAGCGCTGAAGCGGTTGATTTTTGCCCGGATGGCTTCGATGCGCTCTTGCTCAAGGCGCTCCTTCTCGGCCTTCGCATCGGCGATACGCTTTTCTTCGGCTTTGATGGCTTCATCAACTGGCTCTTCCAGGACCAAAACTCGGGCCTTCAACGCCTCGCCAAAATCCTTGACCTGATTAACTCGGGCCTGCGCTTCTTTCACCTTCTGCTGGTATGGCACCAGTGCTGTCTTGGTGGTGTTCGCCAGGGCATAGCGCACGTCGCGGATGTCAACGCGAACCTCTTTGGCATTTGCCAAGCCTTCGCTCGTCGAGCAATCAACGACCAGCTTCGCGTAGGTGGTCTCCAGGCGAACGATCTGCTCTTCATGCGGTTGATATTCGACGATGTCGGTGATCGAAACAGCAGGCGCTACAGATTTATGTACTTCTTGAGCCTCAGATGTTTCGAGCGATTCTTGTGCGAGTGCTTGATTGGTATTTTTGGACATGACGATCCCTCGCCGCGCTTGGCGCAGCATTGAAAGTGGTGTGGGTCAGCAGAGTTATGCGGCGGAAACGGTAGAGGCGTTGTGTTTGGCGTAGATCTGGTCAATTTTCGCCTGGTAATGACGGTGCTCAGCTTCGTCGATGGCTCTCAGCATAAAAGCCAGGGTTATGCATGACCGCGCCGCAGCGCTGGCATTTTCCTTACCCAGATCCCGGATCAGGTTTTCTATCTCGGCCTCTATCCAGCCCGCGGCTATCTGGTGGTCTCGCTGGGCGATGTTCATTCAGCACCCCTTACTGGCGGGCAGATCAGTTCCATCTGCCCCATGGCTACGCTGATACGCAGCTTTAAGCTGGCGCGTTCTGTGAGGTGACGCGCCTCACGCTCTGCCAGGTCATCTGCCGTGTACTCGTGGAACAGATCGATATGCTGAGTCTTTCCGAAGTTGGGCAAGTCCCAGCGCCTGTCGGATTCGCGGGCCTGGGCGCTATCCGCGTAGCTTGTTTGCATGACGCGACTCCAGGGAGCGGGCGAGGGCACAGGCTTCGTTGTGATTGCGACGGAACCCCTTCACCTTTCCAGTGGTGGCTTCGACGACGTGGAAGAACTCGTGGCCCGCTGGAACTACACGGTAGCGGGGGGAGCTCTTTGGCGTGCTGGAGCCGACCAGCCCAAGACAAAGGGCCAAGGACATATTGCGGCGCTGGTTCATTGCAAGTGCTACATCGCAGTGAGCTTGGTGACTTTGGATCATGATCGCCTCCAGTTTGGCGGGTTGTTCACCTGTATTCGTCAACACTCATGCCTCCCGCTGGTTGCCGATGGGCGCGGGGGGGGAGTGCTGACGTAATAGAGGCGGGTGTGAGTTTGGAGCCCCAGTTAAGGGGCTTGAGGTGGGCGGGGTTGGTTATCGCAAAGGTCTTTGACCATGTTTAACAAAGCCGTCACCAGTCAACGGCTTTGCATTGCGCGCCGCCTGCTTGGTTTCGATGTACGCAACGGCGTCATTGTAGGAAAGGAACATAGCTATCAATGCGCCGCCATCAACTACCCGAGTCATGCTTGAAGTATTGCATCCGCTCGCGGCCGGAAGGATTTTCATATCGTCTTGCTCCGTTGTTTGCGTGCTCAATAAAAAGCCCGAACATTGCCCGGGCTTTTCCCTCTTTACGTACAAGCCTGCCGGGCGCATGTGGCGTCGGGCAGCTGATCAATTAGTCCATGATGGTTACCCTCCGTTGTTCGCTCACTGGGAAGGCAGTGAGCCACCTATGAGATTGGGTGCCGGTCTTCCCCGGCCGCCAGAGATTGAGTTGTCGACGCTTCCCATTCCGTCGGTTAATGGCACCGAACGCCTTGCAGGTTCCGCATGTGCGGGCTGCTGCTACCTTTCGGCTCCCTCCCTGCGGGATGTGCAGTGGGCCCCGGAGCTTCCAAATACCTCCAGGGGGACTAGAGGCATTTGTGAAACCAGATGGCAGGCCTGAAACAGCAGGTCGCCATCTGTGAGCCCGGTCCAGCTACTGGCTACGGATCGGGGTAGGTCGTCATAGGTGTGATGCAGGGGGCCGCTTTGCGCGGGGTGTAGTGGTCGTCCGCATCTGGGTGTGATCTTGTGGTCAATCGCCATCTCGGGGTATCCAAGGCTGCTATCCACGACATCCTTGGCAGCCGGAGCTCGCACCGGCCCGCTCATTTGCGTTTTAGCTGCTGAGCAGCGCTACCTGCTCATGTCGCCCGAAGGCCGCGCCCGCTGGATTGAAGATCACACCCAGATGCGCTCTCATAGAGAGGATCGGGCAGTTAACGACAGGCTGTCGTGGCGCTGGTTGTTCAGTTGTTTGCGGCTTCAGCGGCTTCGTACTCGCTGCCGAGGATTTCGGTCATCACACCATTCGGCTTGGCGGACGTGCTGACGTAGATGCAGTCAGGCGCGACCACATGCTTGTAACTGGAGAAGAACAGCGAACCACCGCCAAGGCCCATTGCGTCGAGGAACGGCTGGAGGTCCGCTTTGTCCTTCGGCTTATGCTCCTTGAATTCTTCTTGCAGCTTGTGCAGCTCAAGCTTCAACGCCTTCCGCTCTTCGCCCTTGGTGCCCGGCGGCAGACTTGAGCGCGGGAACTGCGAGCTATCTGCCTTTGGGTCTGGCTTCGTCCACAGCGGCTGTGGCATTGGTGGGCTGAACTTCAGGCCGTAGAAGTTACGACCGCTGTGCATGCTGGTCTGGAACAGTGCGGTGGCGCCTACAAACCGATTGGCGAACTCTTCGCCCAGCACCTGCAAACGATCCGCGCTTTCTCTGTACGCCTTCCAAGCCGCCAGAACTCCGGCATCGCTTGTCTTGTAGTAGGCCATCTCACTTACTCCCGGTTGTTTTCCCAATGCCCACCGCTCTGGATGGGCATCAGTGAAAAGGTCCGTCATTTGTGTGCTTCGGGATCTTTCAGGTGCTTGTCGAACAGTTTCTTGTGCCGGCGGGCGAACCGAGCCACAAAAGCGACCGCAACCAGTGTCATGGCTCCAATGACGACTGGGTAAAGCTTGATGGCGAGGAAGACCGCGAGAGGGGAGAAAAAGAACAGCCCAAGAAACGGCAGCAGAACCTCCGTTTGCGTTGAGTCCTTTTTGTCTTTCCACCATTGGTAGCCGCTGCCCTCCGTGGTATACGGCGTCCATCCACGCAGCCGCGCCATAAACTCCAGCACCGGGTTTCGACCGGCCTCCGCATCGTCAATCCAGGCCCAGGCTTTTCGCCAGACGAGGCCGACGACGACGGCGCCTAACACTAAGCCTGCTACCGGAAAACCGAGCATGAAGCAGGTCATCAGTTGTTCCGGAAAGCTTCCAAATCTGTCCATCTCACTTCCTCCGTTGATTTCCAATGCCGCCTCATAGAAGCGGCATCAGAAATATGTGGAGTCCAGGCCCGCTACTGGCGGCGGCCTGGGTTTGTTGCGTCAGCGGTGACTCCCTCTTCGCTAGGGCGGCGCCGCGTATCCCGCTGCTGATTGCAGGTCGGCGGTTCGTCATGGGTTCGGGCTTCGAGCTTCCTACTCACAGCGTCAAACAGCATCTGTTCGCCGTGGATCACAGGTCCTTACAACATGCACGCTACAGCTCTAAGTGCCCTGATTGAGTGGGGCAGGGTGCATGAGGTCCGGCGTTCCCAGCCGAGGCTATCGGGATCGCTAATTCAAATCTTTTGGAGCTGGCCGTGACCCGCTACTGGCGTCGGTCGCCGGTTTGAATCTGATGTGGTCGCCTGTTTTTACAGGGGCAGGCTCCCTGTTTCCTCGCTTTCCACAGTCGAGGGGAAACCATATGCTTCGACTTCCACAGTCGAAATAAGGAACATCGTTATGGCGCAGTACTTGGTGCGTGTTGAGCTGTTCGGGGCGAGTTCCGATGATTACGAGCGGCTGCATGCCAACATGGATGCAACGGGGATCGAGAGAGAGGTGTCGTTTTCTGACGGCTCAAGACGCCAGATGCCTTCTGGCACTTACTTTGGCCTCAGCGGCTTGAGCGTTTCCTCAGTACGGGATCGTGTGAAGACATTTGCTAATCCGCTTTCGCCCCAGAAGGAGGCTGCTATCTTTGTATGCCAGATCAAAGATGAAGAATGGTCAGCCTTTCTTTACCCCGCCTGATCCGCCTGCAGCCTTCTTACCCCAAGGAACGGATTCAATGGCGTGATACTTCATCACGCCCATTGCAGATTCAAAGGCGGCATCAAAGTCGGTGCCGCTTTTCTCCGCCAATTCCTGGACTACCTCACGAACTTGTTCAACCTGCTCAGCACTCAGACCTTCAACCTTGGCGGGAGCTGTGTTTTCGCCAATGGCAATTGCGTAGATATCAACCGGCTCACTCCCCCAAATCTGCCTGGCCGTCTCGATCGAAACCGGCACGACGATCAGGCCATCCCGCAAAGCCTCCACCACACTATCGGCATCCACCTCGCCAACGGCGCAGCAGCGCTTCCGTGCCGGGTCGATCCCGGCGTATGCATCAACACTCATGTTGTGACTCCCGTTTGATTTCCCTGATACCCCTCGTTAGAAGGGCATCGAGGAAATCTGTCTCGCAACGCATATCTGGATCATTCGCCAGTTCGGTATCCCTCGATCCGCCGCAGGTTCTCCCTGCGTTTCCTTCCAGCACCCAAGTCACTCCCTAGGCGGTAGGTCAGATCAGATCGCCGGTCCCCAGTAGAGGCGTAGCGGCTAAATAGTTAGGTTTTGCCAGAGCCTTTGCGTCGGCCCTCCCTGTCCTTGCCGGACAGGCGGCCCCGCTGTTATTTCCGCAGCGGGATCGTCTTCTGAATTTTTAAAGAGCGGCGGGCTGCGAGGCCCTGGCGAGTCCCTGTCGGGTGACTCGATGGAGAGAACAATACCGCCGGTATTGTATGTTGGTCAATACCTCCGGTCATATATTTTTTACCGCCCACAAAAAAGCCCGCTCAATGGCGGGCTGGGATATTCGACTGGCTAGTAGGCTTTACTGGTTGCCTTCAGGCTTTCGGAGTAAACCTTTCCGGTTTTTAGGTTGATGATGGAGATTTTTGAAGGTGCGACCCTGAAGAAGTTCAGCGCTGAGATGGTTTCCTGCCTTGATGCGATGGTAGCTTTTTGGTGATCGGCTGACTGGGCGTAAAAAGGTGCCTTGGTGTCTCCATCTATGCGTATTGCAAGATCCTTGCTGGACACTGACATCTCTTCGCGAGGCACAGACAAGTCGCCAGTAATCGAAGATATTTGCAGAGTAGAGTTGCGCGGAAGGGCGCCCAGTACCGCGTAGTTCTTCTTGGCCAAAACCTGATCCACCTGAACCGAAGCCCCGAAAGCGTTTTGACCTACGTACTGATCAGTGAATTTTATCGACCCTCCGAGCAAAATTGCCGGGTAGTGGGCTGACATCCCAGAGTTTTCGCGATAGCCCTTGTCGAATCCGTCATCGAGAATAATGGATATTTTAAGCAGCTGACTGTCAGCGTCGTAGGTATACCATGCGCGATCTAAGGCGCGAGTGAATGAGATCTTCGCTGGCACCATGGCTCGGAGGCGCTGTTCGTATTGTTGGCTCGATTCGTACTCCCCTTTGCTGCCGCCAGATTTTTTGATCAGGTCAGCAATACTAGATCCATCGCCAGCTTCTGCGTAACTGCCCTGGGCATTACTGCTCGACAAAAGATTGGTGACGGGGCGCTCAGGCATCCGATACGCACTTCTATCAATCCTTACTGGAACTTGGGCGCAACTCTGGAGCAGAAGTCCCGCGATGGCGCCCACAAAGGCGGCGCCGAATAATCTATTTTTTGACATGGTATCCCTCCCTAAATGAGCGCGCACTTTACCATTCGTGGCTTACCGCCACCATCGAGACAGGGAAGGGCAGATACAAGAAGCCCGGCGCTGGGCCGGGCTTTGATGTATTCTTGTTTGGAATGGTTTTTTTAAAAATGATTGCTAATGGTGATCTATGACCAGCGAGCGAGTGGTCCTCCACTTCAAGAGCACATGTAAGATTTCTCCCAGGGATGGCCAGGAATGCCTGGTTTTCAATCCATGTGACGGCTACCGCGTGGCTGAGTGGTACGAACCGGGGAATTGTTTCCTAGAGCATGACCAGACGCTCAGCCCAGACTTGGCCATTTTATGGATGGAGCTTCCAGAGTTGGTCGAACCAAAAGGGTCTGAAGCCTCTATGCTATCGGTTATTCCAGCTAGCGTTATCCAGATTTCTTTAATGAACTAGCGATTATATCGCTAACCATTGATATTGAATTGCTCAGAGTATATTTATCCGCCCCAAGCAGCTCTAAGAGTGATAGGTTATCCGCATTGTAAAATTTGTAACCTTGCTCGACCATATCTTCTGCTTTATTAATATGACGTATTGCTGTATTCGTTTTTCTTGATAGATCCTCAAGTTTTTTTTCTGACAAGAAGTCGAGGCTGAAGTCGGTAATTGATCTCATTTCATCAAGCGGCTTCACAATTTCATTTCTTACGAAATCCTGTGCGCTTTCCTGAAATATGCTAATCCCATCGAATCTACCAATAACCTCATCAATCGTTGGTCTTCGGCCATCGTAATCTTTGCTATTGGTATTAGTTTGAACGTAATGGATAGAGGCTTCACGCTTACTCATGCGGCGTGTTTTGATAATTTCTCGAGTTCCGTTGCGTCCCATATTCATAGCAATCCCGAACGAGTCAGGAATCTGTTCAGAAAGGAGTCTGCGGCATCGCGAGAAGGCAATGCAGGACGCTACGATGCTATCGAGGCGATCCTGATAAAGTGAGAATTCACTTCTTATGGCCTTCAGTGACGCGAGATTGTCGGCAGCCTTTCTGCGAGCCAAGTAGTCTTTTTTCACTCTAGAGAAGTCTAGATCAAGGTACTTTTTTCCGCAGCGGTTTCCAATGTTAGTAAGTATTCCATCTGTTGTTCTGACGAGATAGCCATGCTGGTGTTTTGTCGCGCACCCCTTTATGCCGCATGGGTACTCATCTTCTTTTGTAAAGTCGTAACCATCAAGCATTTCCTCCAGTCGACGAATTGATTCGTCTGAGAAGTCAACTTGCGGCAAGTACCCGGGTATAGCTTTGAGGTCGGCCGAAGTCTTTATCGACCCAAACTTATGCTCGTAAGTGCTAAAGCTTTCTTTTTTGGTCAATTCTTATCAATCCGTGTTAAGTCTCAGAAACTATCGAGGTGATTAAGCTACGAACCACGCAATCCTTCCTGCCTTCACCTCATCCGCATAACCCGCCAGCTTGTCCTCGGTCTCCTGAAGGCTCATTGCGATCTTCATCAGCTCCATGGCGCCTTGCTCGTCGCCAGCAGCCATCATTCGCTTGGAGACGACATACAAGTCCACGCCCGCCCACTTGAGCAGGGCTGCAGCCTCTTTCAGGTCGCGCCGCAGTTGCTGGTTGGGTTTGGTCAGGGCGATGGGACCTCCTACAAATCTCCGCCGCGCCAGATGACGCGACCGATGATTCGGTGTTCGTTGATCTCGCCATCAGGCAGCACGATATCGGGATATTTATTTTCGTCAGGGTTGTCGCTCTGGATGATCCAGGAGGTGCCGTGCTTTATGAGGCGCTTAACGATTGTCCCTTTGTCCGTATTTGCCAGGACAAAGACATGGCCATCCGCCGGATCAGTCTTGGACGTGTCCAGCAGCAGCACATCATGATCATCAATTGTTGGCCACATGCTCTCGCCATCGGCATAGATAACGATCAGGCTTGCAGGGTTTGCGCCCTTTAGGCGCAGCCACTCGCGCTTGAAGGCCAGAGTGGACTTTACCTCGACGTGCGGATTGTCATGGCCAATGCCTGCGGCCGCTCTAGCGTCGTATTGAGGAATGAAGGCGTAGCGATCATCAATGACCCCCTCATCCTCGCCGACAGGGAATGGCGTGTTAGCGGCAGCCTTTGGAGTATCCGCTGACTTTCGCCCTGCATGGTCAAGGGATGAGGCCATCTCTTCGATGCGCGAAGCGAGCGTAGGGCTGATCTCTGAAACTGGAACTTTCAGCGCCCTGGCAAAGACGGTGGCTGCCTTTATGCTAAGCGCGGTTCTACCGTTCATAAAATGACTGATCGCGCCTTGCGTAACGGTGTCACCAAGCTCTGCTGCCAACTTTTCTTGGGTCAAGCCTAGATCAGCTCGCTTCTTATGGAAGATCGCCTTTAGTCGTTCGCTGTCTTGCAGCTGCCAATCAGAGAGAGGAAGCCTTCGGGAGTCTTTTTTCATCTCTCGATCATATTACCTACGGTATTTGCTTAACCAATATCGCCGGTATTGACTGATAACAATACCGGCGGTCATACTTGTGGTGAATCTATGTAGAGGACGCCGCGATGCGCCGAATCACACTCACCGAATTTGCCAAAGAACACGGCCATACGAAGGCCGCCCAGATGCTTGGTTGCACGCAGGGCGCGTTAAGTAAAGCGATCCGTGTCGGCCGCGATGTGTTCGTGACCCTCGAAGAGGACGGCAGCTTGTCGGCCCAAGAGCAGCGTCCGTTCCCGTCCCAGAAAACCGCTGCCTGACATCCCTGTCCGCCGTTCCATTGAGCAAATGATCGCCTCTGCACCTGCAGGGCGCCACGGAAACAAATTTGAGGTTTTACGAATGGAAGACTTTTTGGATGCGTGCCAGGCAGCAGTGAAGGGCAATGAGCCCAAGTCCCTGGCTGCAAAGATGGGTGTTCCGCACGTGAGCCTCCTGCAGCGCGCCAACCCTGACAACGATGCTCATCGCCTGACGGTTGAGCATCTGTTCGGGATCTTGCTGCATACCGGCGACATGCGCCCGCTTGCGGTCCTGGCCGCCGAGTTCAGCTTTGACCTGGTGGCGAAGACCGAACCCAAGCCCGAGGCACTTACCAAGTCGCTGATCAATGTCGCGAAGGAAGTGGCCGACCTGACCATCGCTGTCCATGAGGCGCTGGGCGACAACCACGTCAGCACCTTCGAGAAGAACCTGATCCGCCAAGAGATCGGTCACGTTCGCCAGAGCCTGGACGTGATGGATGCGTCGGTTAAAGCCGCCTGAGTTTCACAACCGGAGAAAGACCATGCCCCAAGAAAACGAAGCTGCACTGGATGATCGTCAAATCGACATCGCATCACGAGCCCTGGCTGATGCAGTTGTGGCATTGGCAGTTCGCGGAGAAGTGGAGGGCATCGAGGTCGCAGCGACCAGTATCTCTAAGGCACTGGTCGCCGGACTAGGCGCTCTTAAAGCTCCTTGTAGTACGCGGTAAGCGTTTTATGAAACGCAATCAGGAATTCGGCGGCTTTCTTCCCGCCGTCTTCGCTTACGCCACTGTTTCGGAAAAGCTCTGCTCCGCTGGCCTCGATCAGCGTGATCACAGCTTGTTGAGCGGCGTGAGAGGAGTTGTTTTTAGCTGCAACGATATCAGTCATGTCCGGCCTCCTAGGCCTTCTTGTGTGGAAGCAGAAAGCTACCACGGATGCGCCGGACACCCAATTCACACGCACCACCAAATCTCAGGCGAAAAAAAACCACCTGGCCGGGTGGTTCTTCGTACTGCATTTAACAACGTTCTGGAGCGAATAATGCCTATTCCCCAATCAGTCGTCAACACCAACGAATCCGCGCCACGTTTTTCGCAATCGCAAAACGTGGCGCGGACAATGTCATCTCGGGAAATCGCCGATCTGGTCGAGGCCCGCCACAACGATGTCATCACCACCATCGAGCGTCTTTTTGCCAAAGGACTTTTACGATCAGATCGTAAAACTCGGCGTGAAGCCACCGGCGGCCGCCCCATCGATGTCTACGACCTGACCGAGCGTGACACGCATCTGGTTGTGGCTGGATACAGCGACGAGCACCGCGCACGAGTTATCGACCGCTGGCAGGAACTGGAAGGGCAGGTTGCGCAACCACAACAGCTTTCCACCATCGAAATCCTGCAGATCGCCATGGAGTCTGAAAAGGCCCGCTTGATGCTCACAGCCCAAGTCGAGCAGCAGGCGACCAAGATCTATTCCTTGGAGAACCTGTTCAAGGAAGGCATGACCCACACCCAGTTCTGCAAAGGCCTGAATGGGGTCAACGTCATGCAGGTGGGGAATTACCTGGAAGCCCGAAGCTGGCTCTACAACGAGAGCAAGTCTGGCGTTCGTCACCGCGTGGGCTCCTACGCCCGCGACAAGTACATGACCGAGCACCAGGTCGAAGTCACCCCGCACGGAAAAGACCCATTCATCTCCTACACGCCGATCCTGCTGAAGAAGGGCGCCGCACGCCTGTACGACCTGTACCTGGCCGGCGAGCTGCCCATGAAGAAGACCTGGGACGGCCTGTTCACCCACGATAAAGCAGTGCGAGGTGCCGCGTGAGCATGGGCCTTATGGTCGCCGCGATGAAGCTTCGCGTCGGCAATCCATTGCGCAAGCTTGTCCTGATAAAGCTGGCTGACAACGCCAGCGACATAGGCGAGTGCTGGCCGTCCTATCAGCATGTCGCTGACCAGTGCGAAATCAGCAAGCGCTCAGTAATGAACCACATCACGGCCCTGTGTGAAGCCGGCTTGTTGCGAAAGGAAATCCGAAAGGGTGGCCCTAAAGGGAATTCGTCGAACGTTTACTTCCTCACTCTCGATGGTGGTGCACCTCCTGCACCAGGGGTAGTGCAGAAGATTCACCCGGGTAGTGCAGCAGGTTCACCCCCTAGTGAATCTCCTGCACTAGGGGGTAGTGCAGCAGTTGCACCCAGAATCAGTAACTCTCTTGAATCAGTCATGGAACCGGTCATTGAACCAATTGCACCCCCGGCTCCCGCCGAGGTTGTGCCAGCTCAGTCCCGCGGTCTGGTGCTGGTGGTTGATCGTATCGACGCCCCACGGGTTGAGATCCCTGCCGACATGCCGGGCCCGAAAGACCAGACCTGCAAAACCTTCAAGGTCTGGGCGAACTACGCGATGGCTTACCGCAAGCGCTACAGCGCCTGGCCGGTGTGGAACGCCAAGGTCGGTGGTCAGCTCGGCCAACTGGTTGACCGCCTGGGCGCCGACGTTGCCCACCACGTGGCAGCCCACTTCCTGAAAACCAGCGATGCCGCCGTTCTGCGCAAGTGCCACAGCCTCAACGAGCTGCTGGCCAACGCCGAGAGCTACCACACCCAGTGGGTGACCGGGCAGCGCATCAACGGCACAACCGCCCGCCAGATGGAACGGACAGAGGCAAACCTCTCCGCAGCCGAGCAGGCCGCCCAGATGGTTTTGGCCAAACGCCAAGCAGGTGACCGCAATGAATACCTC